TACTGTCATAGAATTTTCCATCATGCCAGAGGCATCACTTGACTCTACATTATCGTGTTGCCACCGTTGAACTATTGGGTTAACTAAAGTATAGGCTCTATACTTTTGTCTACTCATTTGGAAAATTTTTATTTCATTAAAAAATGGATTTACAGGTGCGCCGTCCATGCCGTATCTAGGAACACGTTCACTATACATATCTCGTGGGTCAAAGTCTATTTTTCTACCGTTAATATTAAACTTATTTCCGTCATAAAAATAATATCTATAATATTCTTCAAATAATTTGCTACTAATTGATTTGTTATCATCGTGAAAGCGTATTGAAACAGGATCATATGTAATTCCTGTCTGTAAATGCTTAACACGATTATATTGTTTTTTTGTATCTACTTCTGCTGTGAAGCCTGGTAAGTCTGCACTTTTGACAAGCATAGACATTTCTCTGTTAAACGCAGATGAAGTTACAGCTTTACCTTGAGCTTCATTTGTGTACGAAAATACAACATGGTAAAGATATTTTGTTTTAGGAGCAAATTCAAAACTTTTACTCGTGAAAAAGTTGTGCGCATGCCTTGCATCACGCATATCTAATCCAGGAGTTATTTGCCTAATATTTTGACTTTTAACGATTGCCATACATATATTTATCTTACGTTGTTAAGTGGATGTTTAATTAAAAAAAGGTCTACCCAAAAAAGAGTAGACCTTGTTAAGAAGATAGTTTTTATTATTATTAAACCTGACCTGTACCGCCTGTTACCTGGGTCTGAGGACCATCTGTACCACCTGCTAAACGAGTGCCTAGTGCTTCGCCTATACCGCCTGTGATAGTGCCTCCTTCATCAGTTTGTAATGCGTTATCATAACGTATTGTTAATGATACGTTTACAGGATCATTTGTACCATAGTTTAATGAATTGTAGTTTGCTGATTCAATGTAGCAACCTACTAGTTCGTATCTGTCTAGTACATTAGCAGTAAAGCTGCCGTTACCGCCATCTAAGATTTCAATTTTTGTTGTAAATTTGTATGTAGCACCTGCTGCTGCGCTTGCTTGTTCATAGAAATCAAACTGTCTTTGCAACTGCTGGCCTACTGCACGTTGGATGTTATTGTTTACATCTTCACGTAAGTTAATTGTTACTGGCTCCCAAGTATGTTTTCCAGCCAAATAAGTTCTTGAGTTATAAGCATCAATTGTTATTTGCTCAAAACTTAGATTTGGTCTAGATACGTCAATAACTTGACGAGTCATTTCTCTAACATCAGCGCCTGCTCCAAAGTTTTCAAAAATAACTCTAAAGCGGTATTGTAACTTAGGCATAAGCAATGCTTGGTTGCTACCGCCGCCTTCAGTTGGAATACTGATGTTGTTTAATGATGTAATTGGCATTTTCTATCTTCTCCTAATACAATAGTATTTATCAGTCTATGAGGTCCTAATCAAAGGACCTCATATTAAGTGCGTACTTTATCCTAGTTGCGCTATTTCGCCTGTGTTTTTAATACGCAGTGGAATGTAAATAAATTCGATTGCTTTAACTGGCTCAATAGCAATATCTAACCATAGCTCGTTTCTATCAATTCTAGCTGGAGTATTATTTGATTCATCACATACAACAATAAAGTCATACAATGCTCTTAGGCTAACTAGTTCTAGCATAAATGCTTCAGCTGCTGCTGCAACTTGATCTCTAGTAATCTTATCGTTTGGTTCAAATAGATAAGGTCTAGTTAATCTTTCTAGTTGTACTCTCATGTAAACAACTAGACGTGCAACATTAATTCTATCTAGCGCACTTGCATTTCTAGCACGAGTTTTCTGTCCAAATACAACCAAACCACTTCCACTAATAAATGTAATTGGGTTAATGTTGTTTGAATACAGTGTATCACGCTGTCCTGTGTTAAGTGCAACTGAATTAAATTCGCCTTCTGCATCCACATAACCTGTTGATGTAGCGTTAGTTACACCACCACGTCTTGTACCTGCTGGTGCAAACCATGGATAAGCAACTTGGTCATTTAACACAATAGTACGCAGTGCCATGTGTGACGGTGGAACAACAACATTGTTTCCTTCGTTGTCACTTGTAAAGCCCCATGGATAATACATACCTAGATACTCGTCAAAACTAACTGCACCTTGATCGTTATCCTCAACTGCAAGTCTTACGTTAGATGCCCATTCATTTAACGATGTTGCATCTGGTGTTAGTCTTGCTGGCGAGTCGCCTACAACAAATGCTGTTAAGCGTCTGTCATAATTTAGTGTTACCATTTCACCAATAAGTTCTGGATAACCTGGGCAAGCAATTAGATTGAACTGACGAGACTCTTCGTCACGCACATCTTGGTTACTGTTAACCATAGACTGTAAACTTTGTACCACACTCTTACGCTGTGCATGACGTCCAAATGTTCCAGAACCATCTGCATTGTTTCCTGAGTCTGTTACCCAGCGATGTGGATAGTAATTTGACATAGATTGCTCTTGGCTTACTTCTAGTCCTGCTTCGCTGTTTACTGCATCGTAACGTCCGTTGTCGCCTGATGTATCAATATAGTTACGCTCAAAACGCTTAACATTAAATCCGCTTCTACGCATATTCCATAGCAGCATGCCTTTTGGATATAGTGCAGGATCAGGTGCATCTGGATCTAGATAGTTACTTGCCAACAATGTGTCGATATCTGCTGCGTCACTGTCTTGACCGCTGTCTGACCAACGAGCGTCTGCAAATAATACACCGTTTTCAGTTGTTTGATCTGTTTTATCTAGTAACAGCCATTCTGAAAGTGTAGCATTGTAACGATAAATCTGCGGATAGTTTTCTATATCAGCAGTGTCAATCCAAAGATCTCCGTCAACTAATGATGAAACACCATCTGTTTGTGTTGTTGGTTCACTTGCTGCAACAATAGGACCTGTTGCATTTGTGTCTTGGTACTCTGTTGAATAGTTTTGATATCCTACCCATGTATTACCGTTATGGATCATAATATCAACTTCGTCAACTACACTGTTATACCAAATTTCTCCGTCTGGTGCTAATTCTAATGGAGCATCTGGAGATGCAGTATAACTTAATGGCTTCCAGTTTGAAGCAGTCCAGTCATGATATGTATCAGCAACAGGCGCACTGTATAAGTTTGCTGTTGTGTTCGGCTGTCCTGTAACAAATGGAGCAAATCCTGCTGCGTTTAGGTGTCCTGTAGTATCTTGGATTCTAATTTCGCCGCCTTGTGCATGTGAAATTACAATCTTGTTTTGTGCGTCTACAGTAGCAGTAACATATGTTAACCCTGAACTGTTAATTGCTGTTGCAATTAATTCAGCATCTGCACTTGTTTCTGTAATAGTTAAACTAATCTGTACTGGGCTACCTAATGAAGCTGCACCAGCTGAAGATTCACTAATACCTAGTGCCATTGATGTGCTTAATACACCATTCCAACCGCTTGTAATTTTGCCGCCTGTGATTTTTGTAACACCTGCAACTTGTCTACGGTAGATTGTAAATTCAGCTTGCTCGCCGTTGTTTACACTATCAAAACCTGAATCTGATTCAGACACGTTTGCTTTGATAAACAGCTGACCCAAGTTAATGTTAGTTCCGCCGCCTGATCTGTCTAATTCAAAAATAGCTTCTGCTGCTGATTGATAAATCGGAGCAGCATTTGTTTCCCAAAGTTGAGTAGCACTTACCCATTCTTTAACAATCCAGCTTGCACCGCCATTTGGTGTTGTAGTTTTAAGCCATAAAGAACCTGTTGGTCTTGGAGCATCATCTGTAGATTTAAACTCTGGCACATCAACATGTGTTCCGATTGAAATAATCGGAGACCAGTATCTCTTTGCAGCAATTCCGATGTCACCTAATAGATCACCTACTAGTCCTGCTCCAATTTCGATCCAATTAGCAGTAGTATAAATTTCTAATCTATTATTAATAACTGCTGCTTCAAAATCTAAAACAGTACCATTAGTTGATACAGCGTTGATTGCATCTGCAAGACCTTCTAGTGTATCAGCAGTTCCGTTGTCACCAACTTCGATAGTAGAGTCTACACCGTCAACTGTGATAATCATTGTATCACCTACTGTTAGTGAAGATGGATAACTGTCACCTGTTACTGTTGCCCAAGATTTTTTCCATTCTTCAGAACCTGCTGCTACCCAAGCACCTCTTGTGCTAGCATGATCCCAACCATAACCTGGTGTTTTGTACCATAATTTATTAACATTAGTATGTGCTGCTAGAGCATAATCACCTACTGCTCCTACTGAACCAAGTGGTGCATCTGCTGAAGATGTTCCTGACATTTGGCTATCTTCTGTGATGATTGTTACACCAACAGTTGTAAAACTTTGTCCGCCTGTAGTTGTTACAGCAGCCCCGTTCCATTCTTGAACGCCTACTGCTGTTGAATCTGTATCTAACCAATATGTGCCATCTTCAGGTTCTCCACCTGGTGCTGTTGCACTTGCTGTTAGTTTACTTAGATCAATATCTGCTCTTGTTACATAACATCTGTTTGTTACACCAAGTAAAGAGTATGCAGTTTGTAGACCGTATTCGTTTAGTTCTCCTGCATGGATCATATTTCCATTTGAGTCTGAATAAAATACTGGATCGCCAAATGTTTCTACTAATTCTCTTTGTGATGTAATTAAATATGGTTTACCTGCATTTGCTGCTAGTGTTCCTGCGGCAACGCCCGAGCCGCTTCCGTTTGATTTATTTTCAGCTGTAGCTACGAAAATCATTGGTACAGTTCCAGCAGCTGCCGGAGTGTAAAAACTCTCGTCAATTACCTGGACCTCTACTCCTGGTGATACTAATGCCATTTTGTAATCTCCTATTGGACAATGTTTTATTATATGTATTTACCAATATTGATTATAATTACCCCTGTTAAACCGTCAAAAAAGGTACCAAAAAGGTGAGGTAAATACAGTATGAGACCATTATGTAAGTGCGGACAGCATCCTGCTGCTATAAATTATAAAAAAGGAAACAAAACATACTATCGTAAACTGTGTGAAAAATGTTTACGTCACGGGTTAAATCATGGTATTCCTAAATGGAAACAAGCAGGATACGAAAAGAAATCAAATTGTGAAAAATGCGGTTTTAAAAGTTCTCATCAAGAACAGTTTAATGTTTTTCATATAGACGGCGATTTGTTAAATTGTAGACCTAGTAATCTAAAAACTATCTGTGCAAACTGTCAACGCATACTTCAAAAAGAAGGAGTTCGGTGGAAACAAGGTGATCTTATTCCTGATTTTTAGGTTGACAAATTATTATCTATATGTAATAATACTTGTTATAGTTATAACATATAGGAGTTAATCTGTGGCCATTGATTACAAATACAACGAAGGCGAACTTATCAAAGAACTACAAGCATATGTAGATGCAACTTATGGTGAGCATTATAGTCTTAATAAGTTTCAAGCAACAGAGTTTATTATTGATGCAGGACACGGAGATGGTTTCTGTATTGGCAATGTTATGAAGTATGCACAACGTTACGGCAAGAAAGATGGCTACAATCGCAAAGATCTACTAAAGGTTTTACATTATGCTTTGATTGAGTTGTACGTACACGATCGCGAAGGGCGTTAACCTATTAAAAAGCCGTAACCTGTACCGCCAGCAACTGCTTGACTAACTTCAGATTCTAGTTTTTCCATTTCGGACTGCGCTTCTGCTTTTAGT